AATTGTCGGCGTCATCAGGCTTTACAAAAGTAACTTGAATACCAGCTAACAGCGGTGCGCCATCAGCACCAGTAATTTCAGTCTTAGTCTGCTCACGATACTTTTTAGGGAATCGTGCAGCCATTGAGCGTGACCACAAAGAAGCGTTCAGTTTCGGGCCTTCTTTGGTTTCTACCATGTATGAATATGCTTGATTTTCCCACCAAGCCTGTTCAAAACTCTTAGCATCTTCCAAGGCTTGCGAAAACTCGGGAAAACGATCACGCCATTCATATAATGTGCGAACTGGTGTATTTAAATCTGCACATATTTGCTCAATCGACTTGCCGAGCTTACCCAACTCAATGACTTGCTCACAGTAAGCAGGGTCATAAGTGCTAGGTCTACCAACAGGTCGTTTTGTTTCGGTCATGTATAAGAAGGGAACTTTGATTTGGGTTTCAACATGGTATAGCAGAAAGCCAGAAAATGCTATACGTCACCATCCTCAAATGCTGGCTTAACAGTTCCCAATCTATCAAGAAGCAGCGGTGTCGTCTGCTTGTTCTTCAGTCTTTTTTGCGACCAATGCTTGGGCTTGCCCATTAGCGTCAGCCACCAGCTTTTGCAAGTGTTGTTGCAAACCCATAATCCGAGCTTCTAAGGCTTGGATGATGTCACGCAACTCATGCTCAGAGTGTGAAAAATTAAACATTACTTCTTACCTTTCTTTTTTTCAGCTTCACGCTTTTCTGAGTAGGCGATAGCGACAGCTTGCTTAACAGGCTTGCCAGCTTTCACTTCAGTCTTAATGTTCTCTTTGAACGCTTTATCACTCGTTGATTTCTTCAGCGGCATCTTCTTCTTCCAACCATTCAATTTCTTCATTCACAAACGCCACGATCAAGTCAGCCAGTTCAACCCATTCGCCATCTTCGTGACCAACGGTATCAATAGCCATTTGAGCAGCACGAAAACGAACATTGTCAGTTTCAAAAAACATGGTAATTCCTTTAAGTAGATGGGAGTTCTTCAAAGCAAACGTCTTGCCAAGACATCAGCAAGTACCGTTCACCATCTTCTTTATACTCCATGAACTTTAAGTATTCGTTACCATACTCTTTTGCCAAGTGACCAAAGTAAACCTTAGCCCCTACGGTTACTTTCATGTCCTCGAATGAGCCATCATCTAAATAACGGCCTGGCCCAACAGCGACCACCGTACCAATGGTGTCGGCTTCTGCTGTCTTAATCCATAGTTCTGATTTGATGCGTGGCTCAGGCTTGACCACGATCTTGTCACGCAAAGGCTTGAGTTTCATTGCTGAATCCTCTTTGGGCGGCCTGGCTTGCGCTTTTCCTCTGTCATGATGTCCATTACAGGGAGAGATAAAAATCCCCCCACCGGAGTGGGAGGTAAGTCGGTGCAATCCGACAAGGAGACATATTCGCCGCACCAATGTGATTGGTACTTAACTACGGCGTTAGGGTAACGATGGCACTCACCAGCGTGACCCGTGTATTCCCAAAATTTGCAGTTTTCGCAAACTTCAATAGAATTATGTGTAGCCATAACAACCTTATCTTGTTAACGGTTAGATAGCCCCCTTGGTCACTACACCTTGGGGGTTATCGCTAATTACATCGTATCTTGGACGTGATCCATGCGCTTATGTTCGTAAGCAACGTGTTCACGGCTACCGCCCTTGAACTCGCCCAAACGACCATCGTTGTGACCCATGTGACCATCAACACGGTCACCCATGCTGTCAGCCTTGCCCATAGCAACGCCGCCGACCAATTTAGCTTTGCGCTCACCAGTCATGTCAGAAGCGTTCACGCCTTTGGGCATTTTTTCACCAGATGCACCAGCCATAAACTTGGTGCTGTTTGGGCCTTTTTCACTACCCATCTTCTCGCCTGTGCGATCAGAAGCGGTAACACCTTTAGGTGCTTTTTCTTTACCGTAGTATCCCATTTTAAAATCCTTTAGGTTAATGGTTCTTACATCTTATCAGAAGGGTACGTCAGAATCAATACCCTTGTCAAACTCTTTTGGTTTGGGGTCGTTCAAGTAAGCCCAACCACTCCAACCGCCCTCAACAATAGGCATGGCGTCAAACTTTAGCATTGGGCCGTTCTTAGTCTCAATCATAGAGCCAATACGTTGATAACGTGACTTTTCTTGGCCTTGGGCATTGGTGTATTTGCCGCTGATGACTGTGATTTCTTTAATGGTTTTGCTCATTTAACGCTTTCAAGTTTAAAAGTTTTGCTACTTTTGTAGCGGTTTCTTGCAGAAATTCAATGACTTCCGACTCCAGCAATCGTATGTATTGATTGTCTCGAGGGATTCGTTTAATAAATAACTGTAAGTCTGGAGGGAGGCGTGGGTCGTAAGATACAAAATCACACCAATCACGACCAGTGCAAGCCATCTGCCAGAAAATTTGATCTGCATATTTCTTTGGTACAGCCTGGTTAAGTAGTGTATCGATGTGGGTTGACGTATTGGGACACTTTATTTCAATAAGTCCGTCAGCACCCACCAATCCATCAGGAGAAGCGCCGCTATTGACAATACTTGGGTGATCGATGAACCCAACTTCATCAACCAAGATGTCCATTCTTGCTTCATACGCTGCCCTCGCTAGTGGCTCTGTATCTGTTCCCCATTGCATGGCTGAGTTTGTGAATGACTCGGCTGGCTTTCCAGTAAGTCGTTCGCAAACCAATTGAGCCATGTAGTTCTCACGACTTGTCGAGTAACCCGATTTTGTTTTAGCAACCACATCGGCAACTCGGCTGGCTGTGACTTTTCCAAGTCTGGCTGTAAACCAATCATCAGTCCGTTGTTCCACTTTTAGGCTCCTCTTCGTCACTTAGGACGGCAAAGTCAACATTCCAAGCGTTTTTCAGTTCGCAATCAAAAAACTCCATGTCGTACTTGGCTTCGACATACTTGATTAAGATTTGCTTAACTTCTTCTGCGTTAAATGTGAGCTTCATAGTGCTGCCTTTCGTGCGTTCTTAGCTGCGATAACTTTTTTCTGTGCTTCTGGGTCTGACTGTGTATCCTTAAATGCCTCGGTATAGACCGATTTAAGGCTGTCAGCGTTAGGGGCTTGGCTAATCTCTGCCAACCAATCAGCTAGGCGACCAGCGTCATAAGCAGGGGCTTTGCGACTAGCAGCGTTACCGTCATCATCCTCTGGGGCAATCCCGCAAGCCGCCATCAGCGAATAGCGCCGAGCATAGGTCAAGGCCGAGCCGTAACCCTGTGGGTCTTGCTTGCTGGCAGGGACGTGGAGTTTACCGCACTCCAGCATTTCACCCGACTCATGCACAAACAATGTTTCAACAGTCACGCCTGTGCTGTCTTCATAGTTGCGCTGAATCAGGGCAATACCTGCGGAGTTAAGGGCATCAATCACAGCCTCTACGCAAGCTGACAGGTCAGCATAGCGACTGCGAAAGTGTGGGTTTGTAGATGTTTTTAGCGCAGGGCCAAATGCTCTTTGAGCTTTGACTAACGCCGTTGCAATGTTTTTCATACTGGCTCCTAAAAAGACCCCAAGAAATTCGGGGCATGGGAGCATTGTAGTTAAGTTTACTCAACATTGTCTAGGTATTTACCCTATCTACAAAACGATTATTGGCATTTTCGCTACGCCACACTTCTATTTTAAGCTGTGCAGCGGTCAATTGCCATTTGAGAGTTTCTTCTTGTTCGACAGCAGTAGCCAGCCCTTTTAGTAGCGCTTGGTATTCCTCATCCGCATACGCTTCACGTTCTTGCGCTGCGGTAGTCTGCACACCCTTCAAGCTGGCTTGCTGCATCAACAATGCTTTTTTGCTCTTGCGATATTCCTCAATGTAGACCCGATCAGACTTGGCCTTGGCAAACAATGGGGCTGTCTTGAGGATAAATTCCACAGCCCTGTGCGGTGCTTCGCTCATGCAATTACCTTCAATACTCGTAAAGCTGACTCTACATCATTGACCACGCAAAGTGTGCCGCCGTTCCACTTGCTATGCCAATCCATTTGTAAAGGGGTCAGCAAGCGGCCTGATGGGGCTTTAGAGCCATCTTTTACTTCCATTAGTACCGTCACCCCTCCAAACCCAATTAAGAGGTCTGGAACGCCGTTTCCGACCGCTGCAAGGGATTGAACTGTTGCACCCTCTTTGCGGAGTGCTTCGACAATCTCGTTTTGGTTGGCGTCTATCTTTGCGGCACGTCTCATGGTTTAGTCCTGATTCTGTTCATGCGCTGGCGTAAATCATCAGCTTCTTTCTTGCCACGTTTTTTTTCTATCTTTTCGATAATGTCAGCCCACCAAGCGTTAGCTTCGCCGTAGCCGTGATCTTTCGCTTTTTTGCGATAGCGGTCAATCCATTCACGGGCTTCTGATTCCCGCATGAATTCCATAACGCTTTTAGATTCCGACTGCATCGCCAAGCACCCATAAGGCCCAAGTTATTGCTGTCCAAGGCACAGAATCATCGCCCATGCGTACTAGGTCAAGGATTCGAGCCGCCTCAAGTTCTTCATGGTTGTAGTGGTCACGCATGGCGCTTCTCCCGCTTAAATTCCTCAAGCATTTGCTTGGCTTTTGCCCTAGCCTCATCAGCCTTAATTTGCTCATGGATAGTTGGCTGGCGTGTGATAGCCATAATTTGCTTCATGGGAATAGATGGGCCAGCATTGCACAAGTTGCGGAACTTGATTGCACTTGGCGGAAAATCCTCATCCATACGGCTAAGTGCGTAATCAAGGCTTGGCTGGTAAGTTAAAAAACTTCCAAGCGTTCTAGCCCATACGTCACGAACCATTTGCAAGTCCATGCCGTCCCAATGTCGATTAAAGGAAGCGCCATATACGCTGCCCATATACGCAAAGATGTAATCTAAACCTTCTTCGACAGTTCCAAAATTATCTTCCGAGTAGTTTGACATTTGAAGTCCCTCCTACGATTCCACGAGTTAAACCATTCATAACCGTTTTATTGGTTTGAGCTGATTTGCTTATGCTTGCAATTGGTGCTTTTTGACGCCGAACCCAATTTCTCCAAGTTGCTTCCCAGTTAGTCTTTACGCCTTTTTGTCCTGGTTGTGCAATCCAATAATCTCGGAATTCTTCCCAGACATTAAATGCACTTAACTCTGGTCTTGTCTTCACACAAAACTCAGACCATTCTTTAGGCAATAAAAAGTCTTCTGGCAAGCGCGAACCGCGCTGCGACTTCTTCTCTGTCTTCAAAGATGAAGGTATAGATAAAGATGAAGGTGAAGGTGAAGGTGATGTGCTATCTGCCGAGCATACCTCCGAGGATGCTTCGACTATGCTTGGAGCATCCTTGTTGCCCCATCTAGCAGCAGCGCCAGCCTTACCACGTTCAATGTTTGCTTTTTTGTTATGGTTAGCCTTCTCCATTTCCACTTCAATTCGATGCTGATACCAATGCCCATCGCATACTTCAAAGAACCCTTGGAGCATAGTCCGAGCATTGCACCAAGCATCGGGAGAAAGTTTTGTAATTTGAGCTAAGACTTGATCGTTATCTGGAGGCGCACCGTTCTTCCAGTAATCCATCATTAGGAGCAGATAAGCCCCATGCTGCTCAGTTGTTAGCCTTGACGTTGCCGAAATGTAGTCGGCAATATACAAAGGCATCCATATATCAACTTTTTTACTCATTAAGTTTTACCTTTTTAACGCACCTTTGATGAGAAACGGCGGCAGGAGAAGGTGTAACTCTTTTCGATGGGGTAGCTACCCCCCATCTAGCCGTGTTTCAAACTATTGTAATCTAGATTTTTGCCAATTTAAGACCTGGTTTCTCAGGGGAATTACCTAGATCAATGTGGGATTTGTTGAAGCTGGTAATGGCTTCTTCCTTGGTCATGCCAGCCTTGTGCTTGCCGTTAATTCTTAATCTTGTGTGTAGAGCTTGACGTTCTAAATCTTGTCCAAGTTTGCCACTTGGCTTTATTGTGAAAGCGTTTTGAACCATTCTGGTTTGATTTCTTTGAGTTGATAGATGCGGAGGGGGGGAATGTTTTTCCAAAGAAACACCGCCCCCCTAGTCACGCCTAACAGTCGTGCTAAAGCCGCTTGGCTTCCCGCTAGTTTGATAGCTTCTTCTTTAGTCATGCGCCGATTGTATAGCACAGAAAACTTTACAAATTAAGGGTAAATACTTAGTATTTGGTCTAGCAAACTCAACTACAATCAATCCCAAGCCGCAATCAAGCGGTCTTAAAGGGCAGAAATGCAAGACATATCAACTAAGCAAATGGAGCTAGATCAACTATGCCAACTACTTTACTCAAAAGGGTTCGAGGACACTTTGATAGACCGTATATCGAGCGTCATATTGTCCGACACAACATTCGGTCTTGGGTCACTTCTGTTCGATACCTTGGTGACAAATGGCTCCTCGCAACCCCAGTTCAACGAAAGGAACAGCAATGAACTCCCATTTTGAAACATTCTTAGATTACGCATTGGCTGTTGTCATTGCAACTCTGTTGGCTTGGTTTTTGGCGGTAGCACTTGTATGACTGACGAACAAATTGCAAAACTATATGACCAAGCCTTGATTATTGAAAGCAATGGTGACTATGTTGCTGGCGAATTAGACCCCGTAAAGTTTGCCAAACTGGTAGCAGAGCATGAGCGTGAGCGAATTTTTAGTGAGTTGTTTGAAATGCACCTCAAAGCACAAAGGATTCACAATCATTATTTGCACGCTGTAATGCACATAAAAGCAAAAGACAAAGCAAAAGGTGAAGCATGACTGACGATTACGACTACGACATAGAAGAACTGCGCCAAGAGGTAGCTGCTGAAAAGCGTTACTACAACCAGCTTATTCGCCACCCTAACCCGCAAGACCCTGACTATCCAGAGCTGGAGGACGATGATGAATAAAGACGAAGCCCTACGCATGGCGCTGGAGGCGTTTGAGGAAATAGATGGCATCAATACCGAAACAGAGTGCATAACTATTGATGTGGACGATGTTATAAAAGTAATCAAAGAAGCACTGGCACAACCAGAGCCTGAATGGGTTGGTCTGACGGATGAGGAGATCGGCAAACTGTACCGTGATGGGTGGTCTAACAACATGGAATTTGCCCGATCCATCGAAGCCAAACTCAAGGAGAAGAACACATGAGTAACTGGCCCTTCCCAACCCAATTACCACCAAGCAAACCTGGCGAGCCTAAATTTAACCCCGATAACTTTGAACCAGCACCTTGGTAACTTAATGCGCCCACACCACCACAAAATTAGAGACTTAATGAAAACCCAACAAGATGGGCTGTCAGCAGAATCAATTGCTACCCATCTAAAGGCTTTACCAGAAGTAATCCGAAAATCACTTAAATCTATGCCAGACGCCTACATAGACCGATGGGAAGGCCCGTCAAATGGGCAATACACGGCGATCTGGTGCGTTGTCGATGTTCCCGAAAACTGCCCTCACCCTAAAAAGGACAATCATGTTTTTCAAACTAGCTCGCAAGAATGACCCACAAACCAGCAAAGACGCTGCTAAAAAAGTGGATTTTGAAGTTGGTCATTACGACCAAATCCTAGCGGTGCTGGTACTTAGCGGCCCGCAGGGAAAGGACGGGATAGCCGACAGGTGTAAGCTAGACCCCAATCAAGTAGCTCGTAGGCTACACGAAATGGTCAAACTAGGTTTGATTCGTGCAACAGGCAAAAAAGTTAAGTCAAAATTAAACAGGGAAGAACGAGAATGGGAACTTGTTTAATCAATGAACAATAAACTTAACAAGCAGCAACGGCAGTATCTAGCAAGGGTCAAAGAACTGCCTTGTAGCGTATGCGATACAGTTGGGCCAAGTGAAGCCCACCACATTGAGCAAGGGCTTCAATACACTTGTATCGCTCTATGCCCAGACTGCCACCGTGGGTCAATGATGGGCTGGCATGGGCAGAAAAGGGCATGGCTTATTCGCAAAATGAACGAGCTGGATGCCCTAAACGTGACGATAGAACGATTAAACGCTTAGTATTTTCTCATATTAGGCAAAGGCGCTTGGCTCTGGTCATTACCAGGGTGATGCGCTTTTTCCATTGGCAAGTGCATATGCTTGTCCAGTTTTTGCTCCAGACGTGCTACTTTTTGCTCCAATGGGTGCTGATGGCTTTTCTCCACAACGTAATGACCCTTGGGAGATTCTTTGCCTTTGCCTGTGATTGTGTATGCCATTATCGTACCTTTATGATCTGACCACGAAATTCGATATGCTCATTATCCCACTTTCGTGCCAGTTCGGGTTGCAATAGTTGACCTTTGAACAAAGTCAATACCGCAAAGCCAGAACCCCAATTAAGTGGCGCATCCTCGGTGTAATTGTAAAACTGTGGCCCTTCAATTTCTGCCAGCGTACCAGAATCCACACCATAGCGCACACCGTTATAGTCGGTATAAGGCGTCCATTTAAGCTGGTGAAGGTGACCTGTCACCATCGACACACCAGAGCCTAGCGTGTTGTTATAGGTAGCGTGTGCACCACCCTTCCAGCGGTGCTTAATAATCAATGTCTCAGTAGGCCAGCACGACCAGCAAGGTTCCCAATCAGGGAAATGGTCACGCAATGAGAAACCTTGCACCTGCTCATACTGGGGCGCATTAGCCGCTAGAAACGTCTCAAAGCGTGCATCGTGGTTGCCCAAAGGCCATACCAGCTTGACATTGTGACGGGCTGCTTTAGCGGCTTCCTCGACTTCACCCAACTGAGTTTTACAAGATTTAAGTTCTTCGACTAAGGATGGGCTGTGAGTAAATCCAATGCGAGGATGGCGGCTAATAGTAGCGGCATCAAAAGCATCCCCGTTGCAGATAACGGCTTTGGGCTGGAGTTCTTTAATAAGATGTAAAAGACCATCAAAAGCGGTAGATCGATTGCCAGGCCAGAAATGGGCATCAGAAAAAACGATGACACATCCATTTTCAATTCCTAAGAGCTTGCGGGCTGGATGCTCTCTAACAATGGTTCTTTCTTTCATGTTATACAAAGGGGCATCGATCTTTTCTTCTAGCCGATCTCTACGCCTGTAAATGTTTCTCTCATCCATGCCAGTAATCTTGGCAATTTTTCTAGCAGAACCATGTTCTCGCCAAAGTTGCAAGAATTCTTCATCTGTAATCTTGATAAGAGGCATCTAAATCTCCAAGAGCAGCTTTTCCAGCACATTGATGACTTGATGCTCTACGCCTTCGTCATCCGAAAACTTACGCAAATCGTGCAGAAAAACGTGCAATGCCTCATGGAGAGCCGTTGACTCTAAGCTACTAGGTGTGATTTCTTCTTCACCAAATGAGCCAAGCTGGTAAGTCGCTAGTCTTGCCTCATCATCAAAGCTAATGCAAGCCATAGCATCCCTAGCAACTTTGTTATAACGCTCAATGCGCCAATCGTTCAAATTTAGCTTGGCTTGCCATTTTTTAATAAAGCTATCAAAAACAATGGCTTGTTCGGCATTTGGAACGTTTTTCATGACGCAATTAGGTGCGTCAAACATTACGCCAGTATGTCAAGAGCTTGCTTTGTTAAAGCAATACGTTCCTGTAAACCAAACGTCCCACCATTGATGCGCCGAGTCAATCCTTCCCAGTTTTCTGACTCAGCCAATGGATTACATCCATGTGTAGCCCAGAACCAACCGCCACTCATAGCCGCATACATGGGCTGCGCTACTGGATTAGGGTCACGAACAAAATCCATGCCAACTGACTGCCCAAAGTGCCAAAAGTTGTCGTGACCAGTCAACTGGATGATCCCGCGCCCGTGGTACAGCCACCCATCTCCAGAGGCTTCATCTCGGTTGCCCATACGGTTCGAGTAAATCCGATTCGCTATTCGCTGAGGCTGGTGGGCGTATTGTTCGATCTCACCCGGCTTAAATTTGTGGCCGAATAGGCGGTTTAGGGTGTCGGCCGAATAGTTAAGGTTTTCCTCTAACTTCTTGAAGTGGCCCGATTCATGGGAGCATTGACCGATGAAAGCAGCCTGTTTTGGCAGGTCATCGATGCCGAACTTCTGAAAAGTAGCCTCCAGAGGCTCAACCCATTCAGCGCCGATACCCAAGGCGTGGAGTTTCTCGGCGGTGATCATTTGACGCCCTCGTTTACCGTTTGCCTTACTTGGTTGTAGGTGGTGATGCAGGCGTTGAGTTGGGTGATGGCTGTGTCGCCTTCTGCTGCGATGGCGATAAGATCTTTGATAGCCTGTCGCTCAGTGTCGGATTCATTGGTTGGATTTCCTCCGGCAGCGGGGGTAATTGCACTGGTTTGTACACCACAGGAGGAGGGGAGGCGCAACTCGCCAGAGTCAGCGCGAGAAACAAGATCATTTTGCTTGGTTTTGACATCATTCTTCGCTTTCTTGAGTGCTGAATTGGCGGTTGCTAATTTCCCGTTTAGTTCGGCTTCTTTGGCTCTTGCTTCGCCGTTAAGTCGTTCAATTTCTGCTTTATCTTCGTCAACACGGCGTTGATAGCCTCGATGATCTGCGACATAAAAACCTCCCAATAGGACTAACACGATTCCCACAACCTTCAAAACGAGGGCGTGGGGCTTTAGCGCAGGTATAAAACCAACAAAAAAACTCAGGGCATAACCTACAGCCCCGACCACCAAAGCGGCCACGGCGAGGACATAAAACAGGTCGTCAAAGAACCAACTAAGCATTGTGAGCCTCTGCTCTTGCTTGGGCCATGCGCTCACGTTCGTGATCCGGCTCCAATGTAGGCGGGGCAGACGGCATGGGTGGAGGCGTCCAACTTGGAGCCATCATAACCACCGGAGCCGGCGGAGGTGGTGGCGGAGGCGTATAGGCGGCCGTGTTGTTCTTGGCCGCTGTAATCATGTTAGACGCTTCTGTGGTAATGCCTTTAGTCAAGATACCACCGATGCCACCAACAATAAGCAAAACAATATCGTTCAGCATCTTAGTATAGGCTTGGTCTATCGGAGCCATTGCCTTCATAGGCTGAGTCACAAACGTCACCGAATACAGCAACGCAAACGTGATAAAGCCAAAAATGAGCGTCACCATAATGATAACGAACGCCCTTACTCGGGTGTCTATTTCATCGGCAGTTAACCGCTGTTGATCCGGATTGCGTGTTAGTAGAGTTAACAAAATTTCCTTCAATTTTCTTCTCCAGAATAGGGGCTATCAAATAATCAGGACAAGTCTGTGCAAACTCACAAGCGGGTTTCTGACATTGTGCATCATTAAAATTCTTAGGGTCTTGGCAATGATAGCGATATGTATCGCCACAGCCACTAAGAACGATGATGGATAGGATGGTTATTTTTCTTAGCATAATCAACAGATTCTTGAATAAATAAGTAGCCAACATAGCCAAGAACAATTACCAAGACTGCAATACAAGCAACAATCATGAATTCTTCTTGCTCTTTCTTCTGAGCTTTGGCTCGGTCTTTAGCAGCTTGCTCGGCAAACTTATCGGCTTTATCCATCTCGCCAGCACGTTGCTTGATTTTGTTCCAGACATCCACTTTGCCAGCTTGCATGAACAACATTTGAAGTTCAGATTCAAACTGGCGGGTCTGTTCCAGCGCCATCTCGATTTCGATAGCTGCGCCCATATTGGAAGCATTGCCCGACTTTTTAGCCTCTGTAACAGTCTTTACAGCCACATCCTTGGCTGTGAAGTATCGACCCAATACAGGGCCAAGAGACGCAACATCGTCCACAGTCTGACTGGCCTGTTTGACCATCTTGACTGCTTTTTGTATGCCTGAAAGGGCAAGGCCGATGCTTATTGGGTCGATCATTTGATGCTCATGAAGTTATGAGTTAAATAGCCAACAATAGAGCTAATAGCCGAAACCACAGCCATTCCTACCCAAAAACCGCCTTTAGACTTGTTGGCTAATTCCAGCAATTGTTCCATGCCATCCTCTAGCTTATCCACCTTTTGTGTCAAATCTTCGACTTTTTGCCAAAGCTGACCGTATTTAACTAAGTCGATTTCGGCGCTCATGATTTTTGGATGTAAGCAAGGGCGTAGTAAAGAGGCAGGTTAGTACCAGAGCCGCTAGTCACGCTAGAGGTAAAACCACCGTTGTTACCCACGCCGTATGTATTACCAGCGCCAACAACGAACGAATCTTGCAAGTTAGGCGTACCGTTCTGACCGTTACACAGATAGTAGCCACTAGGAATTGAAGCGATAGAACCCGACCACAGCAAAATGCAACCGCTAGGCACTTGATTGCTACTGGTCAAAGTTGTTGGGATTCCATACAAATTGTCGTAAGTTTGAATTACCGAGCCTGTGCTATCAGCAAGAACAAACTTGTAGTTAGTGCCAGAAGGCAACCAAATTTCTTGTGGAGGCCGACCATCTGTGCCAAGCTGAATAGGGTTCGTGTTAGATACGCTGCCAGACGATGTGGTGTAAGTCGCAGCAGGGGTGCTAGTACCTGCCAAATAGGTATAAAGATAACCGCCAGCCAAAGGCAAGCCAGTAGTGGTAAAGAACTGAGCGCCGTTACCGATAGGGGCTAATAGATAACTCATTGTTGGTCAGCCTTTTTGTTAATTTGCGACAAAAGATCAATCAAAGCAGTTCCTTGTGAGCCGCTTACTGGAATTTTATTTCTAAGTTGGGCAGCTTGGCTGATTCCTCGACCCAAACCATAAGCACCAGCTCCAACCAATGCGGGGCTTTGTAATGGCAGAGCAGCCAAAGCAGCAGGGTTAGCTAAATAACTTGCGCCAAGCGTTCCCAAACCGCCAACTTGACCAGCCAAGCCACGAGGCGTTACAGAACTCATTGCTTGCCCTGCAAGTGCTGGCATGATTGATTGACCGCCTTCAGCTTCCAATTGACGAGCTAGATCAAGCCTGTTGCCGTAATTGGTTTGCACATTGTTGCGTGTCAGGCTTTGCAGCTTACGCATTTGCGTATCCACAGATGCTTTGGGGTTCAACGACAAGGTGCGTTCAATTTCTCGAATGGTGTCGCTAGCGTCAGAATACTCGCCCATAACTTTGGAATAAGTAGGGGCTTGGTCGTTGATTGTGCTTCTCAGCTTGTTGTAAACCTGATTGCCGACTTGTTTGGCAGTCTTTTCCTCATAAGGAATACTGTCAACAATACCACCAATTTTTTGTTTGAGAGCGTCAAAACCTTCTGGCGTGTGATACTCACCAGGGTTTAGTTTTTTCCAAGCATTTACTTCATCTTGTATCTTTTGATACGCTTTATATGCTTCTTCGTTCTTAATTTGGCCTTTGTAAGTGCTCATTTTTTGAGCATCAGCCAATGCTTGGTCAACATCATTAAAAGCAAGAACAGATTTGTCGTTTTTAATGTCAACCATTCCAGAACGATACGCATCATTCTTTTGCGTTTTCATGTTCTGCAAGTTTTGTTTTGCAGTCTCAAGAACGTCTTGCATAGGCACTTGACCACGCAAGTTTTGCATAAACGCTTTGTCGCCTTCCAGACCAGACTTAAATGCAGTTTTAACGGCTTCACCACCTACACCAGTAGTCATACCTAAACCTTGAGCCGCAACGTCACCAGCAGCCGCTAATGGTCGCATACCAAGTGCTTTTGTAGCAGGTGCGGCAACAGTAGCAACATCAGCCAAAACGCTTGCGGGGTCTTGAGCCAAAGCAGCTTTAAAGCCTTGTTCACTTCCATAACGTTGCTTATACATCTGACCAAGCTGTTCAGCCGCAGTCATAGCCCGTTGCGTGTTTTGAGGGTCAATTTTTGCCGACATTTCAGCAATTGAAGGAACTGCATGACCTAGAGCGCCAGCCGCAACATCCAACATTCCCATGCCTGTTGTAATCGGATGTGCCACAGCATTAAAAACATCGTGTCCCAACTTCATTGTGCTTTCGGGCAAATTCCGCAAAGCAGTAATAGGAACGTCTTTCCACGACATTTGTTCTTGTGACGATGGCGCTTTAATACTTGCCAACAATTCGTTAATATCTTGGCCTTGATCTGCCGCTGGAGTTGTCTGCAACAGCGAACCAATGTCATATTCTTGCTGTGGCATCAACGGCCTCCATTAACAAGTTGCAACAATTCTTGACGTTTTGCCTCTAGCGCAGACCTTTCTGCTGGAGAAAGCCTACCAATCACTTTAGCCAAAGCGTTTTTATCATCTTCATCGACCTTGGCTTTTTGTTTCTCGCCAACAATAGAGATGTATTTCATCAATGTTGGGTCGCTTGAGTAAGGCGTAAACTTATTTACAAAGTTAGAGACATTTCCGTAATTTGGATTGTTTGGATTTAAAGAATTCGCACCGTTATGCAAGATTCCTTTAGCCAACAAATCACGGGAAGTAACAAAAGCGTTGTCGTTACGCACAATGTCTTTGAGAGCTTCTTTGTCCAAGTTAAACGAACCAAAAGCGTTTTTCATGCTAACAGCATCAGCATCCGAACGTGGTGCAAGCCCTTGAATACGTTGCTCAAGATACTTAGTAAGTTCTTGCTCTTTAGCGTTCAAAGCGCCCTTATTGGTCTTATTAGCCAAATAGTCAGAAATTGAGCCAGTTCTAACGCTTGGGTCTTTCAACAAGTTCAGAATGTTGTTGTTCAGATTCTGAGCAGTAGGAATGTGACCAGCAGCACTATTAGGATTGTTGTATTGATCTAAGGCTGACGAGTAAAGCCCTTGCGTTTGAGCAACCCGAGCGTTGAAGTTTGCAGGTGATTCGTTAGGCTGTTGAGCCAATTGACCACCACCGCCAAGCTGACCAGCGCTAGGTTGACCAGCAGGCACATTAGAAGGTACGCCAGCAGCAGCGACAGGAGAAACATTACCCATTCCACGATTAACATTTGCACCGCCTCCCCCCAAAATAGTGGGCTGACCAGTAATAGGATTGGCAAATACTTGAGGAGCTATTTCTTTTGGTAATGCTTGACCAATAGGCTGAACTCTTGGCGTTTGACCTGGGATATTTGATGTTGCGGTTGGCTGAACAACATTTCCAAGATCAATTGTGCCCACTTTGGGAGCAGTAATTTCTTGTGCGCCTGTTGGCGTCATCATGCTCAAACCGAGCTTGCCAGCAATTTGAGGCAACATCGCTGGATTCTTAATCAAATCAATTGACTTTTTGTAGGTCTCAGCAAGGCGCTTAACGTGTTTTGAGTCATATTGCTCTGCAATATCGTCAAGCGACTTTTTATATTCTTCTGGGTCGGTAATTTTGTTGTTGGCTTTTTCCAAGAATGTTGCACCAAAAATGCCACGTTCTTGAGTGGTCAATTGGTTTTTTGCTGATGCCGCTTCAGTCTGAGACTTAGCCAACTTAGTCAAATCTTCAATGTATTTTGTTCCCGTCATGGGAGCAAGGCCAGGAATAGCTTTGTTGATTTTTTCTTGATCTACTTCGCCGTTGGTTTGGAAGTTATCAGGATTAGCCATAAACGCTTGCATAGCCAAACGTTCTTTGTTGGCTTGCTCTGCTTGAGACAGTTCAATGCCGCCTTTTTGTGCGCCTTGTTGAGCAGTTTGCAATTTTGCTTGAGCTTCTTGCAACTGCAAAGGATTCATTTGCTGTGCTTGTTGCAGCCTTAATTGAGCTTCTTGCAACTGCAAAGGCTGTAACTGCTGCGCTTGTTGAAAGTTTTGAATTCCAGAAGCGGCGTTAACCATGTCAGCCAACGATGTACGTTGCTGTGGTTGAGCGTAATTTGTAAAAAATTCAGCCATCTTTAATCCTTAACTTCCTTTTTGACCAAGCAAAGTAGCCAACGTAGCAGTATTAGCAAGGTTGCTAATAGTGTTTGATGTGTTCTGCGCTTGACCCACCGTAGCACCAGCATTGGCCGCAGCCAAACCAGTAGCCAAGTTTGTTGCTTGATTTCCGTATTGTGAGCCAGCAGTAACAGCTTGTTGGTTAGCAGAAGTGCCTAAGCCAGCGATACCCGCCAAGCTGTTATAAATGTTATTGCGCTGTGACTGATAATTATTGAAGGCGTTTTGATACGCATTGCCAGCGTAATTTTGCGTGTATTGCTGCAAGCCCTGCAACGTATTGCCAGACAAAGCACCGCCGCCAACATTAGCCGCACGTTGATTAGCCATTTGGCCTTGGTTCAACATGAATTGATAGTTAGGCGCTAACTGAGCGTTGAGGTCTTGGTTGTTAAACTGGTTCTGGAAGTAACCAAGATTGTTTTGCAAGCCAGTTAAGCCTTGCTGCCCCGCTGCTTGATAGGGTGCAAGTTGATTCTGCAAGCCAGAATAGATACCAGCCAATGTGCCTTGAGCTTGACCTGCTGCCGCTTGTTGTTGAGCTTGTGCAGAACTGATTGCATTGCTGTTAATAGCACCAGTAGCAAGACCAGCAGCGCCACTACCAAGAGCGGCTAATTGACCAGCAGTAAGACCTGTGCCTAAAACACCTGCGCCAGCGGCTCCAGCAGTCCCCGCAGCAACAGCGGGGCTTAATGCGCTCGCTACTCCACCAGCGCCAGCACCAGCACCAGCGGCTCCAACGGTAGCAACAGTTCCAAGATTAGCCAAACTACTTGCATCACCTAATGTAGCCAATCCAGCGGGGGTAACACCAGCAGCACTAACAAGCCCTGTGCTTCCAGCAGCACCTAAACCAGCCGTATTGATAAAAGATGTTGCGTCACCCAAAGCTGTTGATGCTGGAACAACAATACCTTGAGCGCCACCCATGCTTGCCAAGCCTGGAGCAGTAGCCGCCGAGCTAAGACCTTGAGCGCCACCCATGTCAGCCAAACTTGTTCCAGCTTGGTTAGCGTAAGCAGATGTTCCAAAATTAGCAGGGGCTTGGATACCTTGCGCCGCATTAGGGGCTGTACCAGAACTAAGTAAACTGCCATCAGGCCCATAAACAGAACCATTGGCAGCATAAATGTTGCCTGTGGTTGTATCAACAAATGAGCCAGCACCGTAATTTTGACCAACTGTTGCAGGGTTTGCTGTGTTAGTTGAAGCAAGATCACTCAATGATGTAGTTGTTGGCGCTGTTATAGCAGTAGGCGTAGCAGCCGCAGCATTAGCCAAACTTGTAGCATCAGCAGCTTGTGTTACCGCAGCAGAGCCAGGGGCAGCAACTACACTTCCATCAGCGCCAAGAATTGAACCATCGGCAAGAACTGTTGAACCATCAGCCAAAACAGCGCCTGGGGTAACCGCCGCACCAGAAGCCAAAACATCCGCAGCCGTTCCAAGAGCGGAGGCATCTGTTGCTGCACCAACAGCCGCCGCAGCAGCATCAGAGCCTAAAAAACCAGCAGCCGCAGAATCAGCCAAAGCGCCACCAGCAACATCAGCCGCAGCAGCTTCACCAGCCCCAGTTAGAACAGCGTCAATAACAGCAGAAATGCCCATAAGTTACCCCAAAACTATTGAATAAGTCTTTTCAAAATAATGACCACCCAATCTCTCAACCAAATGCCCATAATCAAGAAAAGGCTTCATGTGGAATAAGATTCTCTGTGGCGACCGATTTTTAATTTCTTCAGTCGTCCACTTTAGAAACCTATATCCAAGCAACCCTTTTCTGTAATCAGGGTGAATATAGAGAATGTCTGAGCTAGCCGTGACGCTTTTTTTATAGTGCAAGTGGTTTACCACCATCCATAAACTATAACCAACCAATTTGCCATCATCTCTTGCTGTGTGAACTTCCAAAATCTTGGCGTTTTCAAGCGTCTGATAACGGTCTAAGTCGGGGTCAAGCTCTATAACATCAGTTCGTTCTGCAATTTCTTCATAATGCTCTTTAAAAAGGGCCAATGCTTCATCAACAAATGGAAACAATGGCTCTTTTTGAAAAGTTATCATGGGCTGTAATATGGTACTTTGAAGGGCTGACCGTTAACCGTCACGTTGATAAACCCCACAGGATTGCTAGGCAAGGTTGCAGAGCCAGCAGTTGCTGTGGTTGCACTACTGAAGTTTAACAAATTAAGGAAGAATTGTTGCCAACTTCTTGTCGGTCTTTGCGTGTTTCCATCCAAAAAAACCGATTGTGGATATGGATTTAACTGCTGTGTAGTCGATACGCCGTTAGCCATTAGTTTTCTCCCACGCTAGACTTCAAGTTAGCCGAGACAATCACGCTGTTTACAGGGTCGCTAAAGACCACTTCAAACACCCTGTCCCGTGACCATCCCAAACGCCGCCAGATCGCACGATTCTTGTACCGACCAAGCTGTCCAATAGACACCCAATACTCCCGTGACCATGTAGAGCCACCATCATTAGACCAACGCAGCATTGCTTGCGGGTTAGTGGTCGTGTTCGTATTGTTGGCAATATTGCCATCGTTAATCACATAAGTCAGACCGTAAGGAATAATCAACGTCTGATTAGGCGAAATCGTCAAAGGGCTAGTAAAAAAAGTGTTACCAATCTGAGTAAACAGCCCTGTTGTTCCTGTTCCTGGCTGGAACTGAATTTGCATTTCATCAAAGTATTGACGTTGCAAGTCAGTCGTAAGATGCGGCGTTCTACGCAATCTGCGGATAGTTTGACCATCATCTGTGTAATTCTGAGGGTCTAACTCATAAATCTTGCCGTTAGCATAGTCGCCAACAAGCACCATTCCTTGGAACAGCGCAGCGCAATTAGACCGATGCCTTGTGTATTCGCTACCGTCCCAATACAACCATTTATGCCACATTTGGGTCGTGGCGTCATAGCACCAAGTCAACCCATTAACCCCAACGCTTGGGAACGTGACTACATAAACTTCGTGGCCTTCAATCTGATAAGTGTAAGCAATAGCGTCAGAAATGTATTCATTGACCAGCGTATTCTCAACAGCGTGCGTAGATATTCGAGTTGGGATATACCCATTCATCTGCATGATCTGAGCTTGCCCACGGCTGTTGCGTGACACATAAGCAAACGAATTGCCTAAGCGGTATAAAGACTGAGGCGCAGCAATACCGTGTTGCGTAGAAGTGCCAGGGATACGCTGGAAAGGGAAAGGAACAGCGCCAACGTCTGTCCACACTTCTGAGGAAATTTCACCCATCAAGTAAACTTCTCGATGGTCAGCAATCAAAGCAACTAAGTTATCCGGCGCAGCATCAGCAAAAGCATACGATGTTGAGCTAGAAATAGGCGACAACAGGTTAGAAGAACCCCATTGCTGAGTTCCTGGGTTGTTGTAAACAAAGTAGTTATCCACAATGTCCACAGACGAACCGCCGGAAAACGCACCATCAGTAGAGGGCAAAGTTGTAAATTGGATTGCGTAAAGCGTTTCAGAGCCAACAGTAGACGTGCCGCTAACCGTGTACGTTCCAGTTCCACCGCTACCAGTTCCAAGCGCAGTAATCACCACGTTAGAAGTAATACCAGCACCAATAATTGTTTGCCCTAAGTGCAAAGTTCCATTGGTAACAGCCGATACTGTCAGCGTATTGCTGGTAATAGACCCCGTAACGACAGCGCCAACAGTAGAAGAACCCAAATTGCTAGAAGGCACAGTTTGAGTCTGGTTAATGGTGTATGTACCAACACCGCCTGTTCCCGTCCCCAAAGCCGTTATAACCGTGTTGGCAAGCACAGCAAGGCCGTTCAAAGACTGATTGATGCCAATCGTGCCAGAGCTAACGTTTGTAACTGTTAAAGTTGTACCGCTAACCGAGCCAGTAAAAACAGCGTTCGCAGGGCTGGAAATATACCAAACATAGCGTTTAGCGCCATCAACTATGTAAACGTTAACGCCGTTATCTGTGATTTGAACCTGACCAGCAGCCGTATTCAAGATGCCAATAACATTAGGTACTAAGTTGGAAGTCAGCGCATAAACGTAAGCGCCGCAGACAACAATAAGCTGATTGCCGCCAGAAACCGTGTGCATCCCACGAACTTCAGCGGAATTCAAAATAGCCTGAGTGGTAAGGCCAGGGGTTGGGTAAAGCGCAACCACGCCCCGATTGCCAGCTTGCTTTAAAGGGTCAATTTCTGGTCGCCAATTAATGCTTTCTTGGCTCTCTTGATAGATGCTTGGCGATTCGTAACTCGGGCCCACGAAACCGAAATCACTCATTTAACGTCTCCATAGGCTTCGCCATCACGGATTCTACGGATTGTTGACTCGCCAACATTCATGCGCCGAGCAATTTCAGCAATAGATTTAGAAATTAACCACAAACGCACTTGGCGAACTTGATCGTCAGACAGAACACGGCGAACTTTAATAATTTTGCCTTTCATGGCATTGCTAAGGTTGGCACGTTGTTCTTCAGTCAATTTATAACCAAGTTTGTTTGTGTTGCCCTTGCGTGATTCAGCCCACAAAGCCTTAGTTTCTTCTTTATGCTTGTGGCCTTTAAACCCAATACCCCAAGTAGATGCGCCTCTAGTATTTCCTTTGAGTTTGGCTTTGTGTTCTTCAGTATGTTTGTATCCAGAAGAGCCTTCGCCACCATCGGTAGCATTGACCAACTCAATACCACGTCTGCGATACAGGTCAATCACTTCTTTTTCAACAAAAAAAGCAAATTCTTCGTCAATTCCATCAATCAAAATTTGCGGAACAAAACCATGCTTGTTCACCACTCGATGCCAATATTGATTCCGCCCATGCGTTTGCTTGCAACGATTGCGCCGTCCTTTACCAACATAAAAAATGTCGTTGGTATCGGTTTTTTGATGTTGATAAACGTAAAAGGACATTGCGCTAAGTTGTTGATTTTTAACGGAAAAATCCGCCCGACAATATCCAACCTGCGTCGCGCTGCCGTCCGACCAACAGCGCATCTGCATACCGAGCCACTTGAGGCGGTTTCATGTTGGTACGCTTGACAGTAGCCTTGGCATCATTTGCGTTCTTAGTAATCATGGCAATCTGCGTGGGCGATGACTTACCATATTGAGGCATCAAGAAATAAGCCAAATTCCAGCGCAAAGCATTTGTGTAGCCTTGCGGTAGCTGAATAGTATCGTTTACGCTTGAGTAGCGGCTGAAAATGTTATCGGTAAACATATGCATTTCACCCTGAGAAGGGTTGGGCCACACATAAATGTTACCGAGCAACTCTGTTGGCTGATAGTAAAGCGCCTTGGGCCAAGGGCCGTTCAGCGTCTTTAGACCAATCATTTCGTATTCTTCCAGCGACAGCACAGCTACTGGATAGTCCAGACCGCCGTTTTGAACTGGAATACCGTTGCTATTTGTGTTGATACGCACAAAACAGCTAGAAATTGTCAATGGACGTTGATAGTAAGCTGTTATAGGGAATGGCGTGACAGTTCCACCCATTGAGGTGCTGCCGACTGATTGAGACACCGAAACCGTGTAAGTTCCGATACCACCAAAGCCTGTCAATACCGCAGTAATTGTAGTACCGCCCGTAACACCGCTGCCGCTAACCACGCAGCCAACACCCAAGTAACCAGCAGAAATAGAACTAACAGTAAGGGTAGTGCCGCTAATAGAGCCAGTAAACGCTGGGCTAGGTGTAGAAACATAGTTGTTAAGGGTGTATGTCCCTGCTTCGTTAATGTTGCCACCAGCGCCCGTGTTAAACGCCACAATCTGCGTTCCTTGGGTCAATCCCATGTTTACGCCGTAAGTCGTGGTCAGATACTGCCCATTGCTGATAGCGCCCGATGTAATGATCGGTGCGTTAGCTGTGATTGACTCATTGTTGATAAACAACGATTGGCTGATTGTGTAAGTTCCTACACCGCCGTTACCTGTGCCGAACGACAGAATAGACGTGCCGCTAGGAATAGATGCGCCAGTAATGATGCTACCAACCTGCAAAGCACCGCTAGAAACCGATGTAATGGTCAGCGTTGAGCTATTGATTGAGCCTGTGCCAGCAAAGTTGTTGACGTTGGTGTTAGCGACTGTAAGGATGTTACCGCTGATATAGCCTGTAAACCCTGCGCCAATTTCACCAGTTGGGCCGATTGTGTATTGCGTCTGGCCTGGAACGATTGGGAAGATGATTTCGTTTTTGTAATACACCATCATTGACTCATTTGACCATTGGTCAATCATGTCGTTCAGCATATCAAACGCATCTTGAGCGGCTTCTGGCGTAGGAGTTTCGCCAGCTTCCAAAGCGCCAATGTCTTTTAGCGCCCTAGAAATGATGTCAATCGGCATTACCATTTGTTATAGCTCCGGCGTAAACACTTGAGGTTTCCACGGAGGCACAACAGATTTCGACTTCTCAAGAAGCGCCAATTGTTCCTCTAGCCGAGATTTTATAACATTTACCCCGTCTTTGGTAGCCTCGTTTTCAATCCATTGTGCGACCATTTCCTCAGTCACTTGATCGAATGGCACACGCAACTTAGGCTCATTGAACCACCAGTTGCCCTCAGTCTCTACCGATTGGTTATCTTCAGATACTGTGCAGCGGTACTTAGCATGGGTAATCAATCCATCTTCCGCTGACAATTCTTCAATTTTCCAAACGTATTGCATTAGGCCGCCCAGGGCAGAGGATTGGTCACAGGGCTGACAGGGGGATTAGCCAATGAGTTCAATTGACCCTGCACATTCGCCTCAAAGTTGGCGATGCCTTGTGCGCCCAGAGACTCTTGCACCCAGCCAATAACGGTTGCTTCAGTCAGGCTTGCATAGGGTTCAAAGCCAGCTTGTGCGTCAGTAACGGGGTATTGGGTGTTGCCACCGATAGATGCGGTGTGGACTGAATCAGTTCCGGTCAGAGTCCAGTTGACGTTCACAACGTAGCCAGCGTTTGTGCCGCTAGGCCATTGTTGCATGGAGGTAACTGTCCAAGTGTAAGTTGTTGCCATTTTAATTTCCTTTCAGTTGAGATTGAAGTTGCGCTACTTGCGCCGATAGTTCTTGAATTGCTTTTACAAGATAAGGTAAAAGATTTGGTGTCAATTGTTTTAAAGGTTCACCATTGGTTAACGCTTTAATTTCATCTGTAATATCAGTTGTTTCGGTTACTTGTTCAGGAAGAACTTTTTCATATTCTTGAGCCAAAAAAGAAACATCGTGTTTACCACTAATTATGTAATCAAACTCTACAGGATTTAGAGCATTGATAATATCTAAACCTTTTTGAACAGGTTTAATATTTGTTTTTATTCTTTCATCAGATGATATAGACCAAAGTGTTGAATTGTTATATTGATACCATCCACCTGTGCTTGATTGATAAGCTCTAGGTGTTCCAGTTCCATCTGATAAAACAATAAAGTTACTTGAAGTGGTGATATTTATACCACCTTGATTGCCATTGTATGTACCAAGAACAGTGTTTTGAGTTCCTGTTGTAACGCTATATCCAGCAGATTGACCAATAAATGTATTTAATTGATTACCGGTAGTATTGCAAGAATAACCTGATTGATAACCTACAAATGTATTGTATGCTCCTGTAGTTTGGTTATACCCCGCCTGATAACCTACAGCAGTGTTGTATGAGGCTGTGGTGTTGTTGAATAAAGCAGAATCACCAATGGCGGTGTTGTAATTTGCAGTGGTGGTATAATACAAAGCAAAATTACCAAGCGCAGAGTTGCTTGTGCCAGTTGTAATATTTCCCGCAGAGT